TGCCGACGTGCGTGACGCGCAGTACCACATGGCCCTTTATGAAGACATTGCCAAACACAGCTACCAACACTGCGCAATCTTAAAGAAACGTCAGATCGCGTCCTCTTACTACCATTCTGCCAAGATCATTAATCTGTACTGGTTTGAGGAAGGTGCTGTCAACAAGATGGCAGGCTCTCTGAAAGACTACATCAACGAAAAAGGAACCTGGCGCTTCTTGGAAGAGTACCGCAACTTTTTGAACACGCACACCGGCTGGTACCGTCCCTCCAACCCTGACAAGGTGCTCAACTGGGAACAGAAGATTGAAGTGAGCCAGGGTGGCAAGAAGCGTGACGTGGGTCTGAAAAGTGTCATCTTTGGACTTGCGCTGGAAAAAGACCCCACCAACGGTGTCGGTGGTCCCTGTACCTTCTTCTTTCACGAGGAAGCAGGTATTGCACCACGCATGAATGAAACCATAGAGTACCTGCTGCCTGCCATGAAATCGGGCATGATTTACACGGGGATGTTCGTGGCGGCAGGCTCTGTGGGTGATCTGGAGCAGTGTGAACCACTCAAAGAGTTGATCTTAAACCCTGACTCCAAGGACGTGCTGGCTGTAGAGACCAACCTGGTCAACGAAGCAGGTGAGATTGCCAAGTGCGGACTGTTCATCCCTGAGCAGTGGAGTATGCAACCTTGCATTGATCAGTATGGAAACTCTCAGGTAGAAAAGGCTCTGGAGATGATCCTTGCAGAACGCGTAGAGTGGAAAAAGAAACTCAAGCCAGAGGACTACCAGCTGCGTATTTCTCAGAAACCTATCAACATTGAAGAGGCCTTTGCCTACAGAAAAGTCTCCAAGTTTCCATTGGCGCTTATCAGCCGGCAGATACGCAGGATTGAAGATGGAGAGTACTACCGCGAGTTTGTGGAGCTGTACAGGGATGACAACAACAAGGTCAGCGCGCGTGAGTCGCGCAAGCTTCCCATCTCAGAGTTTCCCATTTCTCCCAAAACCCAGGACAAGGAAGGTGTGGTAGTGCTCTATGAGCGCCCCATCAAAGACCCTGAGTTTGGTACCTACTACGCCTCTATTGACCCTGTTTCAGAAGGCAAAACTACGACCTCTGAGTCTCTTTGCTCTATTTATGTCTACAAGACTGCACAGGAGATCACCAGGCACAAAATGGATGGCAGCATCGAACAGCACATTGAACGTGACAGGATAGTAGCATCCTGGTGCGGTCGTTTCGATGACTTAAACAAAACACACGAGCGCCTGGAAATGCTCATTGAGTACTACAACGCCTGGACGCTGGTGGAGAACAACGTGAGCTTGTTCATCCAATACATGATCTCCAGGCGCAAGCAACGCTACCTGGTGCCCAAAAACCAGATCCTCTTTCTTAAAGAACTGCAAAGCAACACCAACGTCTACCAGGAGTATGGGTGGCGTAACGTAGGAACCATCTTTAAAACCAACCTGATATCCTACGCCACCCAGTTCCTGGAAGAAAAACTGGACGTAGAAACAAAACCTGACGGAGAGATCGTCAAGACCTTTTATGGTGTTGAGCGTATCCCTGACATCATGCTGCTAAAAGAAATGGCTGCTTACCGCGATGGACTTAACGTGGACCGGTTGGTAGCTTTCTGCGCTTTGGCTGCTTTTGCCAAGGTGCAGGAGTCCAACAGGGGCTACTCTAGACGTGTAGAGCGTGAAGACTCTAATTTGGAGAACTCTAAAAAAGTGAGTAAATTAAGAGTGAGCCCTTTTCGTCACATGGGGAACACCCAAAGTGCTTCCAGCATAACCAAATCTCCCAGAAAACCTTTCAAAAACCTAGGATAAACCCCATGACAAACTCTACACTCTACAACGAAAAGCTGGTCATTCTCAATCGTCTGATCAAAGAAAGCACACTTACACTGGAAGAAGCGATGCTTTTGCTCAAAGAAGATTCGCCCTACACCACTACTATGCCTTTTAATCCCTTGAATACCCCTGGTATAACTCTAGTTACTCCTAATCCTTTTCATAATCCTTTTCAGGGCGGTCATCCTCACCAAGCAAACTTGTCAGTAGCTCTTCACGGCTCTGCAAATTCTACATCAGTATCCAACTCAGAAGCGGTGCTGAGCGGTGGTACTGATACAGCAAGGGGGGTTACCATAAAAAAACCAGAGCTGTTTACCCTGACCTAAAACAAGCATCAAACCATGAAAGTATACAACGCCCTTCAGCTGAAAAACGGGGCCAAAGCGGACCATAACAAGATGGGTACGCTGACACAGCCTGTTCAGTTTTTGCGCAAAAAAGACAAGGACGAGGCCTGGGGCGCCTGGAACCTGGACTGGTTGGAGATGCAAGGTCTCAAGCAGATCCGCAGAAATGCGCGCAAGCTGTTGAAAAACTACAAGCTGGCAAACGGGATCATTGACAAAACAGACTACATCGTTGAAGAAGACAATGAAGTAGCAGAGCTCATCGACGTGCTGACAAAAGCAGATGAGTCTGCCTTTGAACTGAAGTTTTTCCCTATTATACCCAACGTCATCAACGTGATGGCAGGAGAGTTTGCCAAGCGCAACGACAAGATCACTTATCGGGCAGTGGACGACATGTCCTACAACGAGATGATGGAGGCCAAGCGCGTGATGGTAGAAGAGGTACTGGTGAGTGCTGCAGAAGAAAAAATGCGCATGACCATTGAGTCCATGGGCTTAAATCTGGAGGATGAAGAGCAGGCCGCACAGGCACAGCAGATGATGTCACCAGAAAACCTGCGTACATTACCAGAAATAGAAGGGTTCTTCAGAAAAGACTACCGCTCACTGGTAGAGGAATGGGCTACACACCAGCATGAAGTGGACGAGGAGCGTTTTACCATGAGAGAAATGGAGACCATTGCGTTTCGTGACATGCTTATTAGTGACCGCGAGTTCTGGCACTTCAAGATGAACGAGGACGACTACGAAATAGAGTTGTGGAATCCTGTGCTTACTTTTTACCATAAGTCACCTGAGGCCAGGTATATCTCCCAGTCCAACTGGGTAGGGCGCGTAGACCTGATGACTATTGCTGACGTCATTGACAAATATGGTTACATGATGGATGCAGAGGAGCTTGCTTCTTTGGAAGCGATCTACCCTGTGCATTCTGCAGGCTACCTGATTCCAGGGGTGCAGAACGATGGGTCTTTCTATGATGCTACTCGTTCGCACGAATGGAATACACAAGGCCCTTCTTTGGGAATGCGCCAATTTTTAACTGCCCGCGACATGTTTGTCAACACAGGTGATGATATCATCATGCAGATTGTCAACGAGTCTGAAAGCGTGCAGGACTTTCAGGATATCAGCCTTCTGAGAGTTACCACCTGCTACTGGAAAAGCCAGCGCATGGTAGGACATCTCTCTAAAATAGACCAGAATGGTCAGCTCATTGACATGATCGTTGGTGAGAATTACAAGGTCACTGACAAAGCCATTTATGACACTACAGTTCTTAAGCACAAAAACCGCGAAACACTTATCTACGGTGAACACATTGATTGGATATGGATTAATGAAGTGTGGGGTGGTGTCAAGATTGGTCCCAATAGACCTGCTTTCTTTGGCAACAACGATACTTTTGGATTTCAGCCGCTATACCTGAACGTAAAACCACTGCGCTTTCAGTTCAAGGGTGACTTCACTTTGTACGGCTGCAAGCTTCCGGTAGAGGGTGCAGTGTTTACAGAACGCAACACCAAGTCTATGTCGCTGGTAGACAAGATGAAACCCTACCAGATTGGCTACAACCTGGTCAATAACCAGATCGCTGACATCCTGATCGATGAGTTGGGCACTGTGATCATGCTTGACCAAAACGCACTACCGCGTCACTCCATGGGAGAAGACTGGGGTAAAAACAACTACGGCAAGGCCTATGTGGCCATGAAGAACTTCCAGATGCTGCCGCTGGACACTTCCATTACCAACACAGAAAACGCACTGAACTTTCAGCACTACCAGGTCTTGAACCTGGAGCAGACCCAGCGACTGATGTCACGCATCCAGCTGGCTACTTACTTTAAGAACCAGTGCTTTGAGTCTATTGGTATTTCTCCACAAAGACTGGGAGCTGTGAACGCTCAGGAAACTGCCCAGGGTATTGAGCAGGCCATTAACATGAGTTACTCTCAGACAGAGGTTTACTTTACCCAGCACAGTGAGTATCTGATGCCACGCGTGCACCAAATGCGCACTGACCTTTCGCAGTACTATCACTCCAACAAGCCTTCGCTC